CATCGACGGACACCTGAAGAGTCACGGCGCCAGCCGAGACACCAGCGGAGGTCACGATGCTGAAGGTGATCGACCGTTGGGCTGCACCCAAGTCCACCGTGGCGCCGTTGCTGACGGCGGTGACCGCACTCAGCGAGGGAGCCTGGGTAATCGTGCCACTCGTCATACACAGGGCGTTGTTGCCCGGCACAGAGTTCTTCGCGACACCGGCTGAGTCGCCGGAGAGGGACTGGATAGTGGCCATTAGATGTCTCCCATCGGAGCGGCCTTCATGAAATCTTCGCCGTATGCGGCACCAACCTCGTTGGACAGGATCATCGCGTCTTCCACCTTCTGCTTGGTGGTGCCATCCGGCATGACGCCCTGGTTCACAGCGTCACGGAAGGCGCTGAGTTCACGGTCAGTGCGGTTGAGGTCGTCCCGACCTCGGCTGACCTGGTAGCCAATGGCCCGGATGCCCTTGTCCTTGAGACACTCACCGAAGGTGTAGTGGCTCTTGGTGGCACACCGCGCGGAGCAGTTGACGCCCTTGCGCTTGCGGGCCATCAGATGCGCTCCTTGCCGGCCTGGCCGTCAATGGTCTGGTAGTCTTCCGCGTAGCACACCGGAACAGCCAGGACAGCACTCTCGGCAATCTTGTACTCGTCCCAGTTCACGAGGGTCTTGTTGCCACCCTCGTAGCCATCGTAGTTGCAGTACGGGTCGTACTGGTTGAGCTCCGGAACGTATCCCTTGGGATACGGCGGTTCGGATTGGACGGGTCGGAGTCAGACTTCCAGGTATCCGGGTGAGTCTTGTCCACGTAGTAGTTGTCGAGCACCTGGCGAAGCTTCGCACTGCCTTCGTCCGGGTTGCCCCAGCCCGGCTCCATGGGCACGAGGGGAACACCCTTGGCCTCATAGCTGCCGTAGTTGTCTCGTGCCATCTTGAGTCCTTATCCGTGAGCCGGGTATGAGATCATGTGTGAGCCGGTAGTAGGTTCCTCGTGGTTGTCGCCTTCCACAGAGGTGTACTTGCTGCCACCGCCTACAACCTGAGGGTGGCGCTCAGAGTGCCGGATAGCTCCGGCATCGAAGTTGTCGCCCGTGAGGTCGGGCGCAGCCCTCTTAGTCGAACTTCTGGTGGTGGCCACTGGCCTCACCGGTCGGCTTGGCGTGGGACTGGAGCTTGTGCGAGCCCTGCTCGAAACCTTCCGAGGTGTTGGCCCCATCCTTCGGCGGAGCCTCCGGGAGCACGTGATGCTTGCCGGAACCGCCACGGTCACCATCGGTACCATGGGCCGTGCCGACATAACCCTGGCCATCGCCACGGTCAACCTTTGCCTCTGACATGCTGTCTCCTAGATTGGAACATACTTCCAGGGATTCACGTACTGCCCTGGGACTTGGATGGAAGGGCGGAAGTCTCCGCCGATGCCGGCTGCCAGGATTGCATCCCTGTCAGCCTCTGGGATCAATTGGTTCTGGTAGTACACAACGTCCGCTGCGTTGAGCTGGTCTTGTGAGAAGAACTGCCCGATGGTCAAGATGCCTGCGGTCTTGAGGACCGTGAAGGCCCAGTGGTACGGATACCTGAGCAGGAGCATCTGGTCCGGCCCCTCATACGGATATCCCTCTCGGACGAAGGGGCCGTTGTAGTACCAGTTAGAGGCGTCCTGGAGCCCTGTGAGGCCCGTAAGGACGGCCACTGGCACTTGGGTGGTCTGGAACTTGAAGGGGTACTCAGTGCCGCTGAACGGGCTTCCGAAGAGGAAGAGTGACAGCGGCTCCGAGGCGTACGTGGGACTGGCCAAGGTCACCGAGGTGACCACCGTGGCGGACGGATCTGTGCTGGTGGGAGTCCCCATGTTCAGTCCGGCGATTGCAGACCAGAACACGTCACTGCCTCCGTTGGTGTCCACCGAAGGGAGTGCGAACACCGTACCGTTGGTGTTCGGCTGCTGGACCTGGGGTGCTGCTGTATCCAGGCCAGCGAAGCCCGAGCTGCTGGTCAAGTAGGTTGCCAGGATTCCCACGAAGTCAGTCGAGGGGAACTGAGGGACACCCTTCTGCCCGGAGTTGTCCGCGTACGGCAGGAAGGCGAAGTTGAAGACGTTGGTGGTGGCATCAGTGGCGTTGGCTGTCTTCATGAAGCAGTACAGCCGGAGACCACCTTCTCCGTCCACATCGTGCTGCTGCGCATCCTGCGCACCGAAGAGGGGCACCCACTGATCCTGAATGTTGGTCGTGCTGATCAGCGGCTGGTGGATGGACAGCGGGGTGTCGGCGGCCAGCCATGCCACCATCAGGTCCCCTACCACGGGGTTACTTGCTAGCGTGAAAGTTGCATTGAGGGAAGTACCACTAGTGGTAGTAAAGGCTTTGATGGTGGGCAAGGCGGGCTCCCATAGTTAGACAGTCTGGCGCAGCGTGGCGGCAGTCTGGATCATCTGGCTGGCAGCGGTACGGTAGATGGACCAGCCGGCAACGCCGTACCAGCCGACCGGCCGGAAGCGCATGAGCTTGTCCACGACCGGACCGAAGACCACGTGGAACTCCTCGGAGAGGGCTTCCGCGAGGGCCTGCTGGCCGAGCACGTAGGTGTTGAAGACGCGGATCTGCGAAGCACCCGCACCGGAACCGGCCTGAGCCGAGAAGGCACGCGGGGTCTCCACGAAGAAGGCACCCTCGTACTCGCCGATCTCGCCAGCCCAGATCGAGCCAGGAGCGGAGTAGTCGTGCGGCTGACGCCATCCGGTGTCACCGGTCTCCGACCGAAGGTCGTAGGAGACCAGCGGGTGGACAGCGGTGTAGTACAGGGAGTTCTTCTTCGGCACAGCCTGGTTGTTGCGGAGCTGAGCCACGGTGGCACGAACGTCACGGGACTTCAGCACGTCAGTGCCGACGATGTTCGTGGTGGTGCCACCAGTCGGGAACAGAGCCCCGCCATTCTCCTGGATGATGTTCGTGATCCCGGCCCGAAGGACGTTCTGGACCACGAGGTCAATGGAGTTCGCCATGTTGTAGGCGACCTGGTTGGTGATGGCCGGAGCCACGTCGGTGAAGCTGAAGAGGTTCAGCAGGCGGGTCTGGAGGACCGTGTTGCCGTACTCGTTCAGCGTGATGGAAACCGTGGTGGGGTTGCCGATCGCAACAGCGTCGGGGTCCACGGTCTCAGTGAGGGTCGAGGTGACCTGGGCAAGGTCCTGGTAGACTTCCAGGACCACAGACGAGCCAGGCATGGCCTGCTCGGCGGGCTTCTTGTCAGCAACCTGGCGGAAGAGCGGCTGCGAACGCAGCGCAAACTCGACCATCCGGTCATAGGCGGTCTGCACCACATTGCTGACAGCAGCCGTGCCGGTGTATGCGTTAGCTATCGGACTCAGCTCCTTCAGAGAGAGTTAGTGAGGATGAGCGTCAGTATGCGCCCGGGTTCTGTACAGCGTTGGGGTTGTTCCGCAGGAAAGACTGGAGCTTGCGGAACTCCACCTCAACATCGCCTGAGTCGCCGAACTGGTAGTTCTTGATGGCGTCTACTTCGGACTGCTGTGAGGCGTTAAACCCGGGCTGCTGGAACTGCGCGTATGCGTCGAGCAGTTCCGGGGAGACCTGCGGCGGAGCGGGAGTCTGTCGCTGCGGAGCCTGGCCAAAGGCGTCCGCATACTCAGTCAGCCACTCATCCACCTTCTCCGGGGTGCTCTCCCTACTGGCCGGGTAAAGGCTGGCCAGCTTCGGGTTCACACCCTTTGCAGAGAGAGTTTCACTCAGAGTCCGCTCTCGCTCCCGAGACTCAAGTGCAGACAGCTTCTCGCGTAGCTCCTTCTCGGCCTTCGACTTTCGCTCGTAGGCCTTACGGAGATTGGCGATGCCCTCAGCGCCTTCAACCTCGGCGGGGATCTCTTCGTTCATCTCGTCCCATGCGTTGCTCATTCTTACTCCCATTTGGATACAACCCACCGACCGGGGAAGTCAGCAGATGAAAACCGGATTTGTGTACTACTCGGAGACCGGATGCTTCCGAGAGAGCTTAGAACTGTCCGACCGGCTTGTTGGTCGCCAGTGCACCCTGACCAGCAGCACCTGCGTTGCCGCTGAACGCGGCTCGCTCCTTGGACTCCAACTGCTGAGTCTGGAGAGCAGCTTGGCCCTGGCCAAGCAGCAGG